GAGCTTCCATTTGCGAGAGCTAAGTTCACAATTTCTCGAGCTTTCTGTCACGATCATTTTATCACCATTCGACGTATAATCGGAGAACTGGGTGAGCCATCAATCTTGAAGTATCTTTTTTATAGACATAGATACAACGTTAGAATGATGTATTACTGGCAAGAGGGAAGTGTAGTTCATCTACATAGTCCTCAATCAACATATACTGGTGATAAAGAAGTAAAAGATATGACGAATATTCGTGTCGACGAGTGTAATTGTTCATGTGTTTTCGAGCTGCAACCTCCCCTTAAAGGTGTCTACGTCGCTCCTAGGTTTAAGAAAGGAATTAGACAAAGTGTCCATGGCATGTTGTCTAAGAATGCTTATTCTATAATGAATAATTGGTTCCTTTATAATGGAAAACCTACTCGTAGATTAAACGCGGGGGTAATGGATGCTCAGTATGCTGCTATTAAGAGCAGGCTCGGGCCTAATATGGTGGAGCTTTTACCTTATTTTAATCGTCAAGCATACGCTCGTAGTGAAACGTACCATCCTAATGCTTTTTGGTTTGATGTTTATCGACTATTTGACTGGTGGTATTTTGCTAAGTATTTAAACATTACCTATTCTTATGAATTTTTCCTTAAAAATATATGGATGGAAGTAAAGGAGAAGGATAATGTTATTGAGCCTGGTTGTAACTGGGGACAGAGAGTCATATGTGAAAATGGGATATACAATCCTCCTTCTCTCCAATTAATGTGTGTTAAACGTTATTCTTTCTTTAACAAGACTTTTGGAGGTTGGGGAGATTATGTGTTTTGTCCTTATTCTCTTGAGAATGCTGAATTGAAGGTAGCACAACATTTTGCAAAGCTTAATCAACCTACCCATATCACTAGAGATGCTGATTACATGTCATCTCTTGCTGCTCGTGCTCTTCCTTTGTTTATAAAAGGATCGGGTTATGACAAGTATAAATCTAGTGAAAAGTGGGACTTTGATGTCGAGTTAGAAAAAGCACTTGATATGCCGTTGAGGTCATCTCACGGCATTCGTGCCGGTCATGACTGTAAGATTACTATTGGTGATATTCGTTACGTGCATGTTGCGCGTGGGAAGAAACGTCATCATGTAGAAAGAGTTAGGGCTGATATTATTCGTATGCGTGAAGAGATATTGCGCACGGGTACTTCTCGTCATTATGATAAGGCTGTTAGTGCTTCTTTGAAGGCTGAGATTAGAATTCCTATGAATCAGAAGGATCTTATTAAAACTCAGGCTAGTATTCGGGTTTTCCATATGGTTCAACATATTGGTTGTGTTCTTGGTAAATTGGCTCAGGGTGCCAGGCAGCTAATAGAGCGTAAGCATCACATTATGATCGGTTTTAACTGGTGGAGTGGTGGTGCCTTTCGATTAGCTCGTTCCTTTGATTATGATGAAGGTAATTTGGTGTATTACACTGGTGATTTTACTGGGCTTGATAGAACTATCAAGGCTTCTCTTCTCAAAATTTACTCTGCTTTCGCTGCGTACTATCAAGATCCTACTAGTGAGCAACATGAGTTGTATTTGGCTTTTCTTCGTATAGCTACTGAAAATTTGACTTTTAGGTGTACTCACTTTTATGGTGATATCTGGCGCATGATTTATGGCGGTATGCCCTCCGGTGCTTATGAGACTTCCCATGGCGATTCTTGGATCGTATGTTTGCTTTATTATATGTATTTCGTTGCTATGGCAGATAAGTATCCGGAGAAGATGACCGCTATATACTCCATGATTCGTGACCAGACATTTAAACTCGCTGTTTATGGTGACGATAGTATATTGGGTGTTCCTAAGCACCTCGCTTCAGTCGTTAATATTTATGGCTTCTCTCGTTTTTGTACTGACCATTTTGATATGACTATGCGAGATTTGGAGCGCCATGACTCTTTCTTATCAGTTCCTGATGCTTATGGAGGACTGGCTAAGACAGGTGTCTGTTTTCTTTCTCGATACTTTGTGGCTCGTGATCATGTTACAACTAGAACTGATCTCCCTTTGGTATTACCTTATAGGATGGCAGAGAAGACTATTCGTAAATTCGCACACGGTTCTGGTGACCGTAAAGATTTTCGTGATTATGTCTTGTCGTCTATTGGTATGACCTATGACTCTATGGGAACTAATGAAGTAGCGTATGAATTTTGTGCATTCGCGTCCCAAGTAGCTCATAAGAATTTGCCTAAAGGAGAAAATGTTATGGATTATGCACGAGCGACTGAGAAAAAGTATTTGGTTAATTTAATGAAGAAGATGCAAATTAATCTAGATGACCTGGTTAACGGTTTCCCTACCCGTGACCAATTGTTGACACGACATGTCTACGATGC